CCTAATTTATTTCTACCAAAATATTTACCTCTCATGCCTCTATCACTACCACCAGCTAAAAAATCTAAACCTTTATTTGCTTTAAGTCCTGCATAAGGTATTTCTCCTGCTGTTGTAACTACATTAGGATCTATTCCTTCTGTTAAGAAAAATCCTCTATCTGCACCAGTGGCTGCTGTTGCATCAGATACTCTTCCAAATTTCATATTTTCAATATTACTACTTGCACCAGGTGCACTTAACGCTCCAATACCACCAGACATTAAAGCAGATAACATATTTACATCTCCTTCATTTCCTTCTTGTGCTAATTGTGAAGCTAAGTTTAATCCACCACCCATTAAACCTCTTGACAACATAGTATTACCAAATGCTCCCATAATTCCAGGGGCAATCATCGGCGCAAACGCTGATAGATAAGGTAAAGCAGGCTTTATCTCATTAGGTACTATCTTATCTAGTACTTTGGAAACTGGTTTGAATATCTTTTTTAAAAATCCCATATTTTATCTTTGTGTTGTAAATGAAAAGCAAGTTTGCAAGACTTGTATATATGCTATTGTATCACAATTTACTAACTTTTTCATCAATCGTCAATGCTATTTACTAGCAGAACCTAAAGGAATTTCGGCTATTCTTAGCTCAACATCCCTCTTAATATGTTCTTGTTTAGTCGCAGTATTAGCATCATTTATGTCATCCTCTGCTTCTTTATCTGACTGGTATTCTTTACCAGTTTCAGTATTCGTCAGAGTGACCCATACTTCAGGTTTGATGAAAGGTACATCCTTACCATCTAACTTTTCATACTGTATACTTGCTTCTTGTTCTTTAAACGCCATGTTATTTATCCTCCCTATTAATTTCTAATAAACTTACTGTTACATCTGGTCCCGTTATATCAGATAAAAATTTTAATGTATCTTGTTCTTCTAACACTAATATACTGGTTACAAATTCTTCTTTAGCTTTAGCTGCGAGCGTAGCTGCATTATCATAAATAAAATCTGTCCCACTTGCATAATCTCCAACAGTAACAGTTATATCCGCGGCCCCCGCGCCATTATTATATACATGAATAGACTTAACCAAGGCTCGTGAATTAGAAGGAACAGTATAAGCTGTATTAGCTGTCGAAGCTACTAAATCAGTATTTACTTTTCTATATATATTAGCCATTAAACCACGTAAACCTTTCTTGATCTTCTTTTTGTTGTGTTAAAAATGTTGAGTTTAATTGTTCTACAACTAAACTAATTGCTCTGTTAATTTGTCTTTGGTTATCCTCTGTGTATTCTTTTTTAGGTTCTGGTAATCTTACTACAATCTTTGTCATTATCTTCTACCGTCCGGTTGTATGTCTACTTGAAAAGTTCCAAATCTCCAGTTCTCTCCAGCATTTGTATTTTCTATTTTTAAATTTGCGTATCTTCCTCTAGCTCGTGTGTCAACATGTGTTGTTGTTGGCAAAACTGTAAAAGGACTATAAGTAGAATCAACTGTATCAGTTGCAGGATAATCAGTAATCCCAACTGTAACATTATTACTACCTGCTAGCACTTTAAAATTAGGTAAAAATCTTCTCATAGCTAAAAATACTTCACTCTGTTCTGCTTGTAAAGAAAAACTAAATGATTGAATAAACGAAGTAAGTTTAGTAGTAGATCCATTAGGATTAATCTGATCTGTACCTGTTTCGTGTTCAAAATAAACGGTTTGACCTAATCCCGATTCTCCAATAACAGATGGAAAAGTACCTGAAGAAGTATTATTAAATTGAGTAGCGTATGGTCGTGGATAAATTAAAGTATCCATCCAACTTGTTCTATTAAAATTAGTATTAGTATTAGTATACCATGTACCTAAAGGTGGTTGTTTTGCTTCACCATAGTTATAAGCAACTGATCTATTATTAAAATCAGATCCAGAACTTGGGTACCACCAAATAACTTCTGTAAATAGATTGTTTAAACCTGCACAAATCTGTTGACCTTTAGTTGTATCAACATCATCAAATACATAATCTTCAACCGCGCAAGGCAGTGAGTTAACAGTACCATCAAATGCAAAGAAACCATTGTTAGACATCCAATAAGCAACCCCATCAATTTCAATACAAGCATTCTTACCTATCAATCCACAGTTAGTACCAACCTGTTCAAAACCAAATGTAAACGGAGCTCCAACAAATTTCATTGTATACAATGCATTATCAGTCCAGACTAGAATATTTTCTTTAGCGATCAACGCTCCAACAATTTTAGTTCCGTCTTGTAATCTTTGTGTACCTGCAGAATTAGTAGCAAGTGGTGTGTATTGGTTTAATTGTTCTGCATTAGAAAATCTAACAAACATATCATCTTGAGTATCAACATCACCAATAGTTGTTTCTGTACCTAAATGAATTAAGTGTCTTGTTGTTGGAGATACTAAAGTCATTCTTGATGCGGTAGGGTTTCCTGCAGCTTCATTCGCTTGTGCCCCTAAAGTATTTCCGGAAGTATAAGTTCCTGTTCCAGTCCAATAAGATGAATTTTGTAAAGTACTTGCTCCTGAAGATAAAGTTTGTCGTGATGCTCTAACAGATAATCTTGCTGAAGCAGATGAATCCCATGTATAAGTTTTGCCGTTTGCAATTGTTGCAACTAATACATCGCCCCAATTACTTAAAGACCAAAGTCCAGGTTCAAGAGTAACAGTGGATGCTTGCACAGCTGATCCCCATCCTGCATAGTCAGTAGCGTTTGTAACTGTTTCACCATCACTATGAGCTTGACCATTTGATGTACCAAAGGTTGCAGTTCCTTTTGCACCTCTAGTTATACCTGTTAACTCAACACCTGCAACTCCAGTGTATGTTATTAATTCATTTTCTACAGCTATTGTACCAGCTGTTGGAAATCCTGTTGTAGATGATAATCTAATTTGTGTAGCAGAACCATTGTTACCAGCTGTGTCCGCGGCCAGCGCTCCGTCTAAATCGTTTTGTAAAGCACCTGAAACGGTACCACCATAATTTCCAACACCAAATCCATATCCGTAAGTTTGTTCTGTTGGACCGACTGTTGCATAAGGTTCAACAGTCATACTTCCACCAGTACTTACTACTGAACTAGCTTGGTTTAAAGAATCAATTGTAAATGTTCTTGGAGTAGGGACAGTTAAAACTTGAAAAAGTTTATCTTCAAAATCACTTGCACTTAATCCTGTACTTCCTGGAAGAGTTACAGAGTTTAATAAAATAATATCACCAGCTTCTAAATCATGATCTGATGTTGTAGTAATAGTACAAGTTTTTACACTTGTGCTATTGGTTGCTAAAGTAGAAGATGTAAAAGTAGTTTGAGCCCCTACATTATTATCTCTAAAAGGAGTTATATCGTAAAGTTGTCCTTCAAAATAAATAAGTAAAAATTTATCAGTTCCAATTGCTACATATCTATTTCCTGTTTTATCAACAAAAGAATATTGAGCTCTAGCAACTCCGACAATAGTATCTGTTAATAAAGAAGACCACCCACCTATTTTTTCTGGTAAACCATATCTAAATCTAGCAAGATCAGAATCAACCCAACGACCAACCGCACCAACACTAGTGTCTTGTTTGTCTATTCCAGGAGCAAACTTAATTTCCGTAAGCATTAAACTCCTTAGTTAGTGTTAGTTTTATATATCCAACCTTTTGTTGCGTTGGAAGTATATACAAGAGTTACCGCTTGATTGTTATTTTGTAAATTTACATTAGAAGCGGATCCTAGAATATTTGAACCGTTTCTATCAACTGTACATTGGTTAGAGGCAAATCCCCCAGTACTAGATGTATCCATAATTGTAACTTCATCACCAGCTGAAGGGGACGCTGGAAGTGTAACTTGAATAGTTCCACCACCGCTTGAGTTTGTAACACCCATTACTACATCGCCATTAACTGCTGTATAAGGTGAATTACTTCCATTAGTAACAGTGACATAACCTTGATTTAAAATTCCTAATAACTTCATTGAGTTAGAGCCAGTGCCATCTGTATAAAAAGCTGCTGTTGCTCCAACAGGAAGAGGTACAATACCTGCTCCTGATCCACCTACATTTTGAACTCCAATTGTATAATTAGAAGTTCCTCTTACAGTGCTATCTTTAACTATAAAAATTCTTTCTGCACCTGTAGGCATAGTAATAACTCTACTAGCTGCTAATGTTCCAGTAACTTCAATCATTAAATTTTTACCAGTGGCTGTGCTATCTCCTAAAGCTGAACCATTGTCTAAATTTAATGTTAAATTTGCAGCAGCAATACTAACTGTATAATATCCTGAAGCTGCTAGTTCTAAAATTTTTAAATTGTCATTAGTAATACTTCCCCACAAACCAGCTTTTTCGCCGGTTGTCATTATTTCTAATTGTAAATCATCTGAATAACTTGATGCCATATTATGGTGTTCCTCCGTAAGGTTTTATCTCTACCCACACATTAGTTGGTCCTGGTATTATTGGGTTCCAGACAATAACCCCAACATCATTTACTGTAAATGATAGAGGATTGGCCTCTACATTTACAACTGCAGTTCCTGTTACTGTAGGCTGAGTTGACGCAGAAGTCAAGGCATTAGATGAAGCAGTAATGTTTGCGTCTCCAGAAATTACAGGAGTTCCAAGACTTAATGTTAGTGCATTTGAGTTAGCTGTAATATTAACAGTCGTTGTGACTGTCGGCATTGTACTTGTAATATCTAATGGGTCTGCCGCAACAACTTCAATAACATTGTTAGCAGAAATATTTACATTACCGATCGCAAAAGTTAATGGATTTGCAGTAGTTGTAATATGTGCATTAAGAGGAACAGTAGTTGCAAAAGGTATTTCGGAAAAAGCAGCAGCGCCAAAAAACATGGTCTACGCTCCGTTGTCGATAATGTTATTGCCGTCGATCGCGGCCCATTCTTGAATTGCTTGGTAGTCTGTGTTTGCTTCGTCTAGTGGTACAGATGAAACTATACCATTATCATAAGTTACTCTGTA